AGTTATACTATTATCTGATGATGTCGCTGTACCAACCCTCACAGGTCTAGAAGTATAGTTTGGTGAATCGGCATTTCCCGCTGTTGATCCTATCCAAAATTGACCATCAGATTCTAAGATACCATCTCTATGAGTTCCATCAAATGAAGCGTTATCCCCAAAAAATATAGATTGATTTCCGCTTAGATTGCTTGTTCCCGGCATAGTTAAACCTTTGGTAAAATTCTATATTGGAACAAACAGTTCCACTTAATTGTTGATCCGTTCAATCCTATTACAGTAATAATGATATTATTTCCACTAACACTTAACAAAATGTCTGTATCTTCCATACCAGCATCGTAAAATTCATTACTGTATTCAATTGATAATTCAACTATTGTTGATCCATCAACTATTCTATAAGCTCCAGCATATTCAAAACCGCTAGCCAAGTCTAATGTAACATTGTAAGCTTGTACTGATCCCCAAACATTAATTACCGCCCTATCACCACCAACTGATTCTTGAAAGATCACTGTTGGTGTTGCATTTGTGGTAGTTACTGTTCGTGTAGTTCTATTTGTTAATTCGACATAAATTGTATCGCTTGGGTCAGGAGGATAAACTGCTGTGCGTATACCATTATCATCATTTTCAATTGTATCTTGTGCTAAAAGATTAAGATTATTTCCTGATGGTACTGCTGGATCCCCTTCATCTGGCGTAAATTCGGTAGGTACATCTGGAGGTAAGTTACCGCTGTTTGTACCTATATAAAATTGTGACATTTTTACTCCTTATCTATACCCGGAGATATATAAATTACCCGTTCCTGCCGTACCTTTACCATAAATTAATTGACCTTTTCGCCCATTTTTTGTTCCGGCGCCAAACGATCCCATATTTGGATGATTTGCTTGAAAATCAACAATTAATGTTGCCTTTGATGGAATATATAAATGATTTATTAGCCCATCAAATGATAATGTTACAGCAGTTGTTCCATCATTATAAACTTGCATGATTTTAATATCATCTTGAAAACCAACTGATCCTGTTCCGGTTTGTTGTGCTGCACCATTAACAACTTGAAACGTACCGGATAAACCAGAGGTATTAAAAATTGCCATTTCAATACATGCAAAATAATCAAAACTCATTATTTTTTTCCTTTTTTAGCTTCTGAATAACCAATGGCCAAAGCTTGAGCCTTAGATTTAACTACAGGTCCTTTTTTACTTCCAGAATGCAATTTTCCTTCTGAATACTCTTTCATGACTTTATGAATCTTTTTTTGTTTAGCGGATTCTTTTTTCACTTTTTCTTAACCTTTTTCATTAAAGATTTATCTTCACGAATAGATTCTTTACTTTCTTTGATGTCTTCTTTTAAATGTTTCATAACATTTTTGCATTTAGTAGATTTTATGCTTTTTTTCATTATTTACCTTTTTAGATGGTTCTATATTATATTACACTTATATTTCTATGCAACATAACAATAATTCCACGTACTTCCATTTGAATAAACTGTGGCTCCAGAATAGTTTGCTGATAGTGTTTTGCTAGCTGCTGCTGCACCACCACCAACTAAGTTTGTTCCACCACCACCAATAGTAATGTTGCTTACAGCTGCAGCGCCACCAGTATCACGGATTACATATGTTCTACCTGCTAATCCTGAAGCTGCTGGCAATGTCACGGTAACAGCGCCACCTGATGTGTCTACTGAAATAAAGTAATCCGTTCCTAAAACTGTATATGGACTTGCGGCGTTATTAACTGAGGTCACTGGAACTACCCAACCAGAACCAAAACGAATAGATCCTGTACCTGCATCAAGATTCATTGCAGATGCAGCTCCTGAAGCTGTTATGTTAACGGCATCAGTTACGTTTTCAGTTGCTGTGATATTGACTGATCCACCTGTGTTGGTAAGGTCAAAGTCTCTACCCGCTGCACCACTAATAACGATATCCATTCCGTTATTGGTAAATACCATTGAGTCAGCTGCTGCTTCGCCTGCTGTTAAGTTAACACTTCCTGCAGTTGAGTTTAGTGTAAGATCAAAAGCTCCAGTAACAGTAAAATTTGAAGCAGCTGCTGAATCCAGCGAGATCGCTCCAGTCGTATCAACAATGAAACCTGATGTCCCAGCATCTACATCGATACCGCCTGCCGCATTAGAAGCTACAATATTGATGGCATCTGCTGTTCCAAGTCCACCTGTCAAGGTGATTCCACCTGCTGTTGAGGTTAGTCCGATTGAAGCCGCATTAGTACCTTGTGAACAAGTTACAGTAATTCTCTCTGATGTTCCACCATTGGTTCCGATGGTAATAGCACCTGCATCATTTTCAGTTGCACTGATGTTGACTGAACCGCCTGTGTTGACAATATCAATGTCTTGACCTGCGGCTCCCGTCGCAAGCAAATCAATTCCTCCTGCTCCTGCCGATAATACTATAGCATCAGCTGCATCTTCTCCCGCTGTTACGTTTACACTGCCAGCAGAAGAGATTAAACTTAAATCAAAAGCTCCTGTAACTGTGAAGTTGGAAGCAGCTGCTGAATCCAGCGAGATCGCTCCAGTCGTATCAACAATGAAACCTGATGTCCCAGCATCGATATCAAATCCACCTGCAACACCTGAAGCATTCATTCGTATAGCGTCCGCAACTGATTCTGTGGCCACAACGACTACAGATCCGCCTGTGTTTGTGATATTTATATCTTCAGTGGCCGCACCCACAGCGTCGATGTCAATTCCCCCTGCTGAGGCTACAATTCTAATTGCATCTACAGCATTTTGGCTTGAAGCTATGTTAACTTGCAAAGCACCATCAATATCAACACCTCCTGCACTAGCGGCCAAGTTAATTGCGTCTGCACTTGCAAGAGCTGCACTTAATGTGATTCCACCTGCTGTTGATTCAAGATTAATGCTATCTGCACCAGTTCCTTGAGAAGCTAACAAGGTAACTCTTTCCGAAGCTCCTCCGTTTGCTCGCACAATTACGGCACCCGCATTATTTTCTGTCGCTGTGATATTGATACTTCCGCCTGTGTTTGTCATATCGATATCACGACCAGCAGCACCTGCTACCACGATGTCAAGACCATTTGATGTCAAGACCATTGAGTCGGCTGCTGATTCACCCGCAGTAATGTTAACGCTTCCAGAAGTACAAACAATGTCAATGTCTTCGCCAGCGGCACCCGCAGCCGTCACGTCAATTCCACCTGCACTTGCGTTAACAACAATTGCGCTAGCTGCGTTTTGAGAGCTTACTAAACTCATTTGAAGGGCAACATCAACATCAAGGCCACCTGCTGACGAAAGGATTCTAACAGCGTCGGCCGCTGCCTCTTCACCATTAACTACAACTCTACCTGCTGCACTTGATAGGGTAAGATCTATACCCGCACCAGTTACGCCCATTGAGCTTGCTGTATCTGATGTAAAGGTGTTTCCTGTTCCAACTGCTGTTGCGGATAAGTTTGTAAAAGCACCAGCCGCAGGCAAGGTGCCGCCAATGGCTGGTGGGGATGCAAAAACAGGGGATAAATTTGATGGAGTTACGAAAAGAGCTAAAGCACCTGTTGAGGCAGTTCCTGCAATCGCTTCGGCATCTGTAGCTAATTGACCAATACCCGCTGTTGTTGTTGTTGACACTGGCGATCCTGCTATCGCTAAGGCATCGGCATAAGCTTTTGTTGCTACTGGTTCGGAATTGTCTGTTAGCAATACTAATCCATAATCAGTTGTTGTTGCGGGTTGGTTTGCACCCGTATCCCAAACACCATCCCCTGTAGTTATATAAACTACTGGCGGACTAACAGAATCATCTTGCCAACCGCTACCCGGATTCATTAAATCGTTTGATGTTGGCGCTCTTTGAGCTACTGTATAAGATGGTTGCGTGTATAGATCTATACCCGTATAACCCAATGGATTTTGACTTGAAAACGTAGATGACATGTTAACTCCTGCCGTTCAAAAATTTATTTTTCTAAACTTTAAAATATGCTAATTTTATTATTCTTACAATAAATTTTAAGATATTATTTTTGTTGAAAGGGGTAAATCAATGTATTTGAATATTTTTTAACAGCAAACAATCTCACACCATATATTGAAAACGTTTTTCACTAAAAGGGGAAATTATCAATAAAATTTGAAGTTTATTTCCACGTTCTACCCTGTTTAATGTCACAGATTGTTGAGCTATTTACTCCATACGTTTTTGCAATATCTTTAGATCTAATTTTTTTTGCCAAAAGTTGTTTAATTTCTTTTACTTTCTCCTCATTTAATTTTGCTGATCCACATTTGGAGCCTATTGCACTTCGTCTAACTTGTTTAACATTTTTTGATTCCTCACCTAATCCAACATGTTTCCAAATTGTATTTTTACATATTTTTCTTACATGATCCCATTCTAATTTAAAATGATCAGCTATTTCTTGATATTCTTTACCATCTACTCTCATTTTACGAATTTGATATACAATTTCTTCTGTTATAATAGAAGATGCAATTTTAGACCCCTTAGCTTGACGATTCTTATTTACTTTGTCTTGTTGATTGTCTTGTATTGATCCTAAAAATAAATGATCTGGGTTAACACACTTACGATTATCACATGTATGACATACTTGAATATTATTGGGAATATTTCCTTTGTATAAAATATATGACCATCTAGATGCTACTTTTTTACAAAAGATACCATAACCTCCAGAATTTAATTTACCTTTCCAATTCCAACAATTATCTGTTTTTATATATTTATCTTCAAATTTTTCTTTTCTTAATTTTATTAAATTACAATTACATTTAAATTTATATTGACATCGTTTGAATGTATCTGATCTTATTTCTCTAATATAACCACATTCGCATTTGCAAATGTAATATTTTCCTCTATTTTTTGATCTTCTTTCTGATTCTTTTATAATAGTAAAAGATCCATATTTTTGACCTATCATAATTTTTCTCCTGTTAAAAATTATGATAAACATTTGCACCGTAAAAAATCAATATCTTTTATCAATTGATTCTTTTATAGTTGTAACCCGCTTGTTTTAAGTATGTATTGACAGAGCTGCCTAGGCTTGGCAATTTTGAAGGCCACCATTTTCCCCATTTGTTTTGTCCTTTGGTTTTCGCTTGAGATGCACCGGCCATGATTAATTCCGCAATCATAGGAGGGACGCTCTCATATTGGTAAATTGGTTCTATTGGTTCACCGTGAAATTTCACTAAAAGTTGTTGTAATTGTGGATTATAAGAAAATCCAATTACATTTGAACTTTGTAACGAAGCATCCGGTATTCCATCACTGCCAATTTGTGGTGGTGAAATTGGAATATTTTGTTGTAGATTTTGAAACACTTCCGCAAGTCTAATCGGATTATTTGCAAGCTCTGCAAGTCCTGCTCCGGGATAGGTGCGAAGATAATTGACAAATGCTTTAATATCACCATTTGCAAGAATATAAAGTAAGTCTGTACCCGCTGGCATATTTTGTGATGATATTGGTTGTATTGCTGGTTCTTGTTGTGCTTGATTACTTAGTTCATCAATTCTATTAGTTAGATTGTTTATAGTTTGGGCTAATAAGCCTTGAAAATCATCACTTAATATTTCACCTGAAGCTAAAGTATCTTGAATGCCTAACAAAAGTTCTTTTAGTAAAGATTCAAGTTCAGATTTTTTTTTCACTGATTTAAACTCGCATTAATTTGTTGCAAAATATTCATCAATGCTTGAGCACCGGGTCCTTGATTTTCTTGTACATTTGGTTGTATATCTTGCATTGGTTGGATTTGTTCTTGTACTTGCGCAGTTTCTTCTACTTTTGGTTTTTCATATTTACTATACTTTTCTTTTAAAAAATTAATGCCTTCTGACAAAGGAAAGCCACTTTTAGATATCCTTGAAAAAAAATCCCCTAACCTAGGAAACAATCTACTGATACCGGCTGATGCTGTTTCCGGTGAAATGTAGGGATTTAAAAAAGGCATTATTTTGGCAATTCCAAGAGCGGGCACCGCTGTACTTATAACTTTTCTTTGAAGATCACCCTTTTCTTTTTTTTGTTTTATTTCCTCTTCTGCTGCTTGCAATTCAGGTCGCATGGTTCCTCACAATATTTTAGATAATGAAAAAAAATATAAATCTCCCACCGTAGGTGAAATTGCGTAATCTAATTCATTTTGTTGTTCAAGAGTTAATGAAATTTTACCATCTGAATATAAATTTCTTACTGTGTTCATAAAAGTATCTGCATTATATCCTAATTCTGCTAATTTATAGCCTACCGCCTGAATACTAACATCTTTATTAATTAATTTAGGTAGTTCTTCGGCTATTTTTTGAGAAACTTCAATTCCTTTTTTTGCTTGAGTAATAGGGTTTACATTAGCCTGTAATGTATTTAATTTTTGATATAATTGAGGATTGTTTTTTATTGGATAGGCCACCGCACTTGCACCACCTCGGCTCAGACCTTGATTTGTCATTAAGTCGGATACCATCGTTTTTTGCGCTCCATAGTCAGCATATTTTTTTTGCTGCGCTTCTACTTCGCTTTTTATTTGTGAATGTTTTCTTAATGGCCAAAGTCCAGAATCTGCCCCGGAAACTTTATTTGCAATTCTTACATCTGCCAAATTTTTTATTTTTTTTGCTACCATTTCGGAAGCTTTTTCTTGTGAAATTTTTCCTTTAGCAACTAATGGATCAACTTCATCTATCCATTTATTTATCAATTCTCCCGGTACTTCATTATATAGTTTTTCTTCAACTCCCGGCACACTTAAATTATAACCTGCTCTTTGAATTGCATCATTTCTTATAGATGTTTTTTGATCTTTGGCAGATTGTAATTCAGCTCTTTCAATATCTTCACGCTCAATAATAGATCTGTATTCGTTTCTAATTTTTTCTTTTGCTTCTAACGGAGTTTTATATAAACCTGGATTATTAGTAAATTCCGTAGCTGCTAATGCATCTAATTGATTTTCTGTTGGTGGTTTTGTTCTTTTTATTAATTTTTGCTCTGCACTTGGTTGAATTAAACTTTCATCTGTTTGTGTTTGCTGTTGTGTTGTAGATAGTGGCGAAACTATATTTGTTTGTGGTGCGTTTGTAATTGAATCAGTTGTAAGGCCACCGCTTTGCTTATTTAAAAATGCTTGGTTTTGCATTTGACGTTCTAAATAAGGCATAAGTAGGCCGATTTGCTGTTCATTTGCACCGCTACCTATTAATGATTGCATTGCATCAATTGGATTTTGAAAATTTTGCCCCTTTAGCTGTTCTAATCCTTGAGCTAATTGTGACTGTTTATAACGTTCACCAAACATTTGCTGAAACCCTTGACTAAGACCTTGTCCAAGTCCTCCGCCAATGGCTGCGCCTACATTTTTACGTGGATCTTCAATTATTTGCATTTTATCTAGTTCCTCCTAAAATACCGGCTTGTGCGCTTCTTCCTAATGTTCCACCATACGGTGAAGTTGTTCCTGGTGTGACGTTTCCTTGTGTATTAAATATACCTTTTAGACCCGATCCAAAACCTGATCCGAATGCCGCACCAACCGGGCCACCTACAGCCATCCCAATACCTGCACCAACACCGGGAGCTACATTTGAAAAAAATCCCGGTTGCCCTGCTGTTGCATAATTTTCGTTAAATTGTGGACTTAAGCCAAACTGTGACAATCCCATAAGACCAGATGCGCCTTGCTGTTGTAATTGCGCTCTAATAGCTGCTAAACGTTCTTGTAAATCTGCACCCGCATTTACTGCCGAGTTGCGAAAACCTGATGAACTTAAATTACCCGAACCCATTCCGGCAAATTGTTCAGCAAGTCCCGGAATTATCTCTTCATTAAATCTTCGCATTTCAGGAGCTGCATAGGCTTGAGCGCTTGCTGAATTTGGATCAAGTAATGATCGATAGTAATCTGCTATTGTTCCAAACGCACCACCAGCTCCCGGCGATGCAATTGATTGATACAATTGTTGCGATAGTGGCAATTGTTGTTCGTTTAACATTGATCTTTGTTTCATTTTTGGTGATGATCCAAAAAAGAAGTTTCCTAAACTTTTAAATAAACCCATTTTATAACTCCAAGGTATATAATATGTTAATTACTGAGCGATTGTACGCTCTTGGGGAAGTTATGTTTATATTTGTATTATCCATTGTTACGTCATTTCCTGTAATAACATTCGCTATTGGTAAACTTGTATCTGTTGCTGCGCACCATAAATCAACTAAAGTAAAATTATTATCAAATATAATGCCGTGAGGAATTGGATTAGCTCCTGCAATTAACGAACCACTATTAAACGTTTTACGAAATACTGATCTGTTTTGTTCCGATGTTCCTGTTATATTTTGTGGTGGTATAAATTGGAATCCACTTAAAAGTTCCTCATCCAACATCCATCCAATTGCACGGACATTAATCGCGTTGGCATGTTCTTTTAATCGTTCGACTAAGAAGTTTTTAGCTTCCTCCCATTTATCTGGAATTGCATCATATACCGGTACATAAGAATCATATTTTGTGCTACTGTTATATGTCATACAACTATCCTAATTGGTTTTATTGTCCAGTACACATTTGTACAGGCTGTTCCTGTCAAACTTATAATTGTTCCAGCTACTGAAAATTGTAAAGCTGTTCCATTAATATTTGTTACAGTTGACATTTGTAAACTTCCATCATAAATAAAAGTTGCTTGAGTGCCTCTAGTTTGCCCTTGTACTCCTATCGCATATCCTTCTAAAATACATGCAGTTACACCGGAAATATCTAAAATTGCTATAGTTGCATTTAATGCAAAAGCAGCTCCAGAGTTAATATTAGTTAATGGTGTTGGTGAAGCATTATTTCCACCTCTGCTATATTGTAGTACGCCAAAAGCGGCAAGATCTTGCATCGCATAGATTTTAGGTATATTTGCCGCAGTCGCAGGATGAGCAGAGCCAACGACTAAAGGTGTCGTTACTGTATTATGAAATCCTTGATTTGATGAAACGTTATCAAACGCATAATGATCTGTACCGTAAACTGTGTTAGCTTGCGTAAAATTTCCTCGAATATCACCTGCTGATTGAGCAAGAAAGTCTGTGTCAGCTGGTTTCGTTGGTTGGTATGTTGGCATATCTTATCTCCTAAAATGTAATTCCTAGACGACCTCCCGGCCGTGTCCATATTGTTTCACTATCAATTTGCACTATTGATTCTTGTTCGATTCCATTCATTTGGCTATTTGATAATGTATATTGAATAGTTATAAAGTTTGAATTGGTCGGACAATAAAAACGTTTCCATGACTTAGTACCAGATACAGTTTGAAATTGTGTTTGATATGTTTCAATTGTCTGGTTAAAAAATGTATCGTTGGTTACATTTAAAGGTGGTTTATTTATTGCATAGTTTGAATTGTATGGACTATAGTTTGTGTAAATATTTACGGTAAAAGCACCTTGTTCAGTAGTTTCAACAAGTACGTCAATATATCCAATTTGAATTTGCTGTCCTAAATCCATATTGTTAAATTGTTTTGAAACCATACTAAAGTTATCGCGTATTTTTATCTCTCCACATCCTATATATGTACCTGCTGGATCTATTTGAGGAGTACTAAATTGGTCATCGTTAGCATTATATTTGTACAATTCAAATGTGTTTTGATCTATTATAGTAACGGAAAAAATTTGATTATCTAAATTTGTAAACGAACCAGCGTCTATATTTACAATTTGAATAATTTGACCAGTTTTTAAATTATGATTTGGAGATGTTATCACTGTTGGTTGATTTGTAGATTGTCTACCTGTTATTGCTGTTATAAATAGACCTACGTCATTTGTCGTTAATTGATCTAGATATATAACATAACCTTGTTGATTACCGGCCATCGGACTTGCAAATTGTGAAGGTAAATTTATCCACGGAAATTGGCATTCTACCCAAGAAGTTTCTGGATAATCTATCCATCTTTTACTATTTGCATCTTGGTAATAACCTAATGCGGTAAAAGAATCAGTAAATATTGCCCAACTGTCGTTTTCGTAATTATAAACCAAACGACTATCAGGATATGCAAAAGCATTAATAACACTTGGATAAATCCAATAAAGTAATCTTTTTTCAAAATCTCTGATTCCTTGAATTCGTTTATAGCCATTCAATGTATTTTTTATTCCAGATTGCACAAGATCGGGTATTTTGATATCAATTCGAGTTGATTTAAAAGAATCACAATCAACAACACCTTTATCACCAATTCCAATTAATGATGTGTCCATTTGTATAGAAGAAAATGTCGATTCAACTCCAAGCTCAGGATTAACCTTTTCAATTTGAAATGGTGCAATTGATCTGCCTGTATAACGCAATTGCCACGTTGAACGTTCGCAATAAACAACTACGTTATCCCTGACAAAACCAACGGAAATAATGTCTTCTGTTGTCGGAATATCTAAAAATCCACCTTGTCCGCGGATGTCATCTCTCCAAGCATTTGCATTTATTGTACTAATAATTGCACTTGTTTCAGAAAAAGGGTTACCTATTGCGGCCCATCTTATACGTTGAGGATAGGCGATAGCATTTTCAACTGTATTAAAAACAACTAATCTACCACGGAAAGGTATCATACATCGACAAGTTTCTAATCGATCATTAGCCGCATTAATAATAGGTTGAAAATTATACCAATTTGTATAGATTTGACCATTGCAATATCTTATAGGATCAGTATTAAAAGTTGTTTCCCAAAAGACTTTTATATCTCCATCACTTACCCAATAATTTGTCGTCCAAAAAAAGTCGGAATCGTTACCTGACCAAACTGTTCCATATAAGAATTCTTGAAAGCCATCACCTTGAAATGTATAGGCATAGCGTGTATCAAAAGCCACCATTTGCTCAAAGTTTGTAGATGTAAGCTCTCGTGTTCGTAAACCCATTACGGGCAAACCGGGAAAATAATTAAATGAAACTGACATAGCCAAACCGACACCAATGCCAGATAATGTGACTCCACCTGATATGTAGTTAATCGTTCCTAAACCCCCACCGGAACCCGTTAATGTACCATCTCCGTTATCTGATAGTGTATTTGCTGCTGTTGTATGTGCCCAATTACCGCCAGATTGATAGATACCCCATTCGGTACTATTTTGATTTAATTGAAAGGTGTCGACATCTATAACTGTTATTGTGTAGGGACCGCCGTTAATTATGTTGTCCCCGCTATTCGGAACTACGACAACATTTTCGATGTCAATCATATCGCCTGTTGATAATCCATGTCCGACAGATGTAACAATACAGTTAATATCATTTGTGTAACCTGTGATATTTCCGGTGACAATAACTGGTGTAACATAAATTTCAACTGAGCCACATTCGATTGTTTTATTTGGTTCAGTTGTAGAATTTCCTGTGTTTCCTGTTTCCCAGTTTCCCGTTGCAGCAGTATAAGCCGTGTAAGTTGTGCTATCTACATTCATAGTAAATGTATTGGCACCTGTAACAGTTATTTGATAACCATGATCGTTTAATTCAACCGTACCGCCGACATTCGTTATCGTTACCCATTGACCACTTTCTAAACCATGTGCCGCGCCTGTTGTTACTTGCGTTGGATTTCCTAAAACAATATTATTAATAGCACCAGATAAATTGATAGCCGTAAAAATGTTAAAAGATGCCGCAGTAACACCCGCTCCATAAGTTTCAAACTTTCGTCGCAACCTTCCAAGTAATTCATAGCCTTGTTTTCTCTTACGTTGCTCACGCCATACATACGCATTTACAAGTTGCGGATAGGCATCATTTGGCAAAAGAAAGTTTTCTCTATTTTGCACAAGACCTGTTTCGTAACCGACTATTGATATTGGCTTATAGCTCATTATGGATAATATCCTTGGTTACCATTTGACCAACCGACAATTTGTTGTGTTTGAGTAAATATTGTTCTATTTCGTTGCCCAATTTCCTCAACGCCTTGCCTTTCTAGTACTAATGCCTCTTGTTCTTTAAACATTTTATCTAAATTAGTTACACCGTCCATATCTTGACGATCGTTAAGTATGTCTCTCGCTGCACCAATTGCTATATATTTAGCCCATTGATTTAGTATAGGATTGTCAGTCGTTGCCAAAAATTGACATGGTGTATAATACATTTCAACTTCAACTTTATGTATTAGTTTTGGTATTGGTCGCACTATAAAATAGTTGTTCCAAAACAGTAATGAATAAGGTCTACCTGTTTGATATTGTGACACCCAAATTGTAAAAATATCACCAATCAAAGGAGGGGAAATTAAGGTAAATTGAAACGCTCCCGTAATATAATTTACGGTACCAATAGTTTGAACTACATTCATTCCCGGGGAACCTGTATTTATGTTTTTCATACCCGGTGCCGGATTAGTTTGTGATTGAGGTGCTTGATAAACTACAGGGTTTGGTGTTTGCAATTGCAAATTACCACTTCCATCATCAGCGATGCTGATTGCAGTTCCGTTATTGCCATTTACCCCTATTGTAACCTCGTTTCTTAAAAAAGGCGTTGTTGATATAGTTCCAGAATAATTTAATTTTATCCACGTACCTCCCGATGTATAAACACCATAAAGGCTACTGTCAACGCCAATTGAGAATGTATTAACTGAAATATAAGTGACTGTAAAAGTATTTCCATTTAATTGGATCATGCCTCCAACATTTTCAATGTAAATACTATCATTTGTTGCTAAACCATGATTTGCCGAAGTGATTACACAAGGAGATGCATTAGTTGCTCCGGTAATTGTTCCAGAAGCGACAGAAGGATATGCGTATTTTGTAGGCCAACGAGGCCAAAGAGCATAAAATGAATCACGATCTTTATAAAATGATCCTCTGATACCTTCAAAATAAACCGGTTCACGCACACCCATGTTATAATTAACATCTAATGGATATTTATCAATGTATGGTTGCGTGAAAAATGTATAAACTTGACGCATTTGATCAAGTTTTATAGCGTATGGGAAATCATTATTGTAAAAGTTATTAATATAAACTTCTAATTCTGAATTACTTAAAGATGATTCACTAGCCGATGCAGTCAAACGACGCACTTTCTTTTTAATGTACGCTAGTGTTGTATCGGCTGGTGCTACCATATAATTTCCTTTTTTTAGTTAAATGAGACCGGCAAAAATTCATGGATTTTCTTTGGTTTTCCATCTTTCATGGTTGGTACACCATTTGAATCTAAAATTTCCGATCTTTGAATAAGTCCAATGTGATTGTTAATTTCCTCAACTAATCCCATAGGCACTTCGTAAACATGATTTGGAATACAATGCCATGTTTGGATCGGATCACCTGCCCATCTGCAATAAACTTTGTCCAATCTTTCATTGTCACCCATGTAATTTATGTACCGAGCTTTGACAATTTTGTGATCGTGTTCTTTTTGTTTTTTTGCTTTTTCTCTAATTTTTGGATCAATATTTTTAAAATCATCAAACTTAACAGAGTTTCCCACACTATTTATGAGTCCATGTGCTTCATTATTAGCTGTCACATATTTTTGCATATTAATTTCCTATATTGTTGTATGCCTGAAAAGGCACCTTAGTTGTATTATTGTTAAAGGTTAAATTTCTAGAACCGCCCGGAGACATACTTGCCGGTTTGGTTACATTTCCAGCAGGTACAGCAAATAAATCAAAATATGTGGAATCTACATCAATAAAAAATACATTGTCGATTATTGATAAAATTTTTGCGTTGATTCCATTCATTTGCACCATACCATAAGGTTTTGGAATAATCATATAAACACATTGACCAACTACATATGTATTTTCAAACGTATCTACAAATGTCACTTGCGCCGGATATGAATTTGTTATTGCAGTAATTAACAAATTGCCCGGTATTACATAATTCGGTGGTAAGAATGTGTTTGCGTTATTGTTTACCATATTAACCTTAGATCATATCGAGGTTATCCTCGATATGATCATATTAATCATAAGTGATTAATTTTCAAACTTATATGCTATCCAGTTGATTTGGTCATTAGCTGCACCACCCGGGGAGTTTGATCCACCAGCTAAGTACAAATAAGGAACAAATTGTCCTGTATGGAACGGAGTTTTGATAAACTCATATCCAGTTTGAACGCCTGTATTAGGGTTATAAGTTGTTGCCGAACCAGCTGGGCTAATAGTAGCGAACAGACGTGCTGTTGGGCTGCTAGAGCTTGCAGGGAAAGCAAAGGTTGTGAATGCTGAGCTATCAATATCAACGGTAATTTGATAAGTTGAAGCATCTACATCGACAATAACCCCGGTTTGTTGATCCATTTCTGACATACCAAATGAGCTTGGGACATTGAAATGAACTTTGTTACCTACAACATAATACGGACTAGGATCAACGGACAATGTTACAACAGCTTGTACAGCTTTTGAAATTGCTGTCACATAAAGATATTGTGGATTAACCGCTAAATTTTTTGATATTCTGCGAGTGTAACCGGCTGTTGCAGGAGCTGCAAAACCAGAAGCATTAAGCCCTAACAGAGAATAACCTGCACCGCTTACGGAACTGATTTGAAAAACCATACCAGCGATTTGTTTCATTCCTGTTGTGTTATACAAAATCAAAAAGTCATCTTCTGAATATGTGTTAACTTGGCTTACTACTGCCGGGTTAGCTGCGGTAATAGCGGTAATTGCACTCGAAGATTGCGCTTCTACGACAGGAGAAGTTGTTACATAAGTAAAACCTCCTGATGAATATGTAGAAGTTAAATCTGATGTAGTTTTTACCGTTTTTACACCACCGCCAGCAGGAGAAGCACCGGCACCAAATTTTGGCCCGTACCATCGTGAAATGGTAACTTCGTTAGGGTTGGCAGCTGCTAAATTCGTCATGTTGAAAACTTCAACATAATCGGCAGAGCTTGGCATATTAATTTTTTGCCCTGCTCCATCGGATACAAAAGTATCACCTGTAATAATAGTAAATGGCATAGTTTACCTCCTTATGCTGACGCAGTGACGTTAAGGCCAGAGAGCCAGTTTTGGTTTGTAATTGCCCTAGCAATTGCAAATTTTGCATACAATTGCGAGTTTTGTGCTACGGATGAGACAACATAAGGCGGTCTATATCCAAGGATAGCAGAATAGTTGTTTTGTTCAATTTTCGCAGTTGCTTCAAGTCCATACATTGGAATAGGATAGACAGTTGCGCCTAACATAGAAGCTCCCGGTACTTTGCTTGCTTTAGAGCTAACAAAGAAGCGGAATCTACTAATAGAGCAATATTCTTCTGGTCTTAATCCTTCTTGATGCGGATAAGCATTTTTCAACAAAACACCTTGCACGTTTTGCAAGTCTGGTGTGATGTCAGTAGATGCAAGAGCAATAAATGCGTCTCTTACTGGAGCGGTACCAAATTTTAGATCGCCCTCTTCTACTTCTAACATTGTTCTAGCATCATTACCAAGCAGAATACGTTCAATGTTGTTTACATCAGCACGGCTGATATTACTTGGCTGATCGCCATTTAAGCCCCCAGTGGCGTTTAAATATCCTACCGAACTCGCATAAAGGTCTCTCATTAAAAGATCTTCCTTTTCTCGAAGCCATTGTCCAAGCAATGCTGTGAACTTGGTTAACACTTTATCATTTTCAAATAATGTTACCTGTTCATTGATGACAACAGTCTTTGCGTAAATTTCAGTAGTTGCGTCAATATCTGTACGGACAACAACTTCTGGAGCGGGATCGATACCAGAACCATCAAGCTGACCTCCGTCAGTTGAAAGTCTTTCATATCTACTCATACGAGTAGTTTTACCTATGTTACTTTCTGCATAATGGAGATCAGATCCAAAACTATGGATCAAATTGAACATCGGGGTGCTCAAAAGATCTTCGCTAAATTGCAGAGGTAACTCAGGTGCCATATTGTTTATGTTTGTGATTCCTTGAACCATAATACTAAACACCTTACGTAATAATTTATAATGTTTTCGTTTCTTGCGAAGAAACCATTACAGCAAGGTTGGCGAGTCCAAATACAGCCTTTGCTAGCGAAGCAATATTTACAGCTAACTATATTTTAACTTATTTATTTAAATAGTCAATTTTTTCTTTCTTTTTCCCTTTCCTTGATTGGGTGCTCGTCCTTTTTTAATTTTATCATCGCTATTATCTTTGGCAGTTCCTAAAAAAAGATGACTTGGATTTATACACAATGGATTATCACAATGATGTAAAACCATTAATCCTTCTGGTATTTCACCCTTATGTATTAGCCATGATGCTCGATGTGTTAACATCATTTTTCCTTTATATCTAATCGCACCATATCCTTTTTCTAATCCTCTACTTTTAATAATTTGTTTTGATGTCCATTCT